CTAGAACCGCAGTAGCTGCAGCGGCGTACTCGCGTAAATTGAACCGGTGACGGCTTCATCATGACCTCCATAAAAAAAAGGCCGCACATGGCGACCCCGTTGCATTATCGCAGGCCCTCATCGAAGGGCCTGCTGTAATGCTTACTCGTCTTCTACCGTCGCCCCTTCCGGCATTTCGGCACAGCCATAGATAGGGCAGCCAGGGTGGCGATCATCCTCTGCAGCAACCAACAGGGATTCATCGAACCAGGCCGAAGTTGCACGGCCATCAGCGTCGCGGTAGTGGATGTAATATTGGTTCTCAGCATTGGCATACTGAGCGCGCCCACGCACCTCGCCGAACTCATCACTAACGCGTACATTGACCATCTGATTCAGGTCGAACTTAAACGCCGGGGTGTTTACTGCAATCTGCACTGCTTTCTCCATCATTCATTACCTTATGTTGTCGATATGATTTTTATTGCCTGTTGCAGGAGAGGCGCGCATCAGTTCCACGCGCCGGATCCCCGCCTTATCCGCATTGCACTGCCCTAACGCGGATAGAAGATTAATATTCAAATCCAAGCTGGCCCCCCAGGTCAGCGGATCAGGTACTGCTGGCACTGGCGTATCGGCGGTTAACTCAGTGCTGATCGGTGGCACTGGCGCCGGAACGTACACTGTCCGCGTACTGACGCAGCCGCTGAGCAGCGACAGCAGGCACAGGCCGACGAGCGCAATCATCGCCCGCAATAGCCACCGCGATATCTCGCGCGGCTCTCTGTGACTCCAGTGCGATCTGGTGCTTTGCATTTCGATTAGCCTCCACCGCCTGATTCATGATGTTGAGCGTCAGCATAATGTTGTCTGTAATCGCCTGGGCTTCCCCGGCATCACGCTGTGACCATTTGGCCTGCCACGCTCGATCAGCCTCATCCTTTCCATCTGCATGGCCAGCGGCGTACCGCCAGGACGACAGCCCCCAATACGACAAAGCCACCGCCGCGATTAGCGCCAGTGGCTTCCATAACCGTTCACCAACCATGTAATCCCACCCTTAATAGTGATGACCGATGCGATTTTCTTCGCATCATTCAAGGCCTGAACACTGCCACCGCTATTTTTGTAGTGGCGTTAAACAAAAGCCATCACGAACCCAGGCGCCGCGCCATCCAACGCTGGGATAGTCGGGTTAGCTCAACCTTTCGCTGCAGGTAATCCATCCCCATATCCAGCAGGGTTATATTGGTGCTTTCCAGATAAGACAGATGCTCCAACTGCTCGGCATTCATCGAGTCACGCGGATCCCCAACCAACCCATTCATACCCGCCCATTGCTTCGCAGTAAGGCCACCCAGGACGCGAGCCTTTAACTTGCGACGATAACGCGCGGCAACTTCTGGGGCGGTGAGCTGTAACGCCTCTTCACACTGGATGAAGTAACGACGAATGGCGCGCCCTTGTTCGCTACGCTCGACCATGGCCAGCTCTTTGGCTGTGTTCAGCGTCAACAAGTAATCATGCTCTATTTGTTGGCGAGATTTTGCGCTCGCCCGTTTTGGCGAGCTCAAATTTTCAACAGTGATGTAATCAACTCCAACCACGAAGCCGTATTGGCTAACCCGCCCTTTAATCCAGTTGGTGAAGTCTCGACCAACCCCCAACGCACCATGCAGTGCTCTGGCACTCACAATATTGGTTTCACGCTCACCGATCCGGCCACTGACAACAGGAACAATGTCAGCGAACTCATTAACGACATGATGATTGCTTGATGCGTCGGTATAAGAAGATGCTACAGATGTGTTCATATCGATGGTTACCTTATAGAAACAAGCCTCGTTGCCCAGAAACGTCGCACACAGAGAGGTCGCCACCTATAACGGCGTTTCTCCGAGGCCTGTTTCTATAAGGCTCTGTGTGATTGTTTACGCCGGGCATGGCGCAGATACGACAAAGCCCCGGCATAGCCGAGGCCCTTGGATACAAGTCAGATATGGTTAAGACAGAGCGACCCGCTCACGTAGCCAGCCGTACAGAAACGCCTCGTTAGCTGGTCGCGCCTCTGATAGCTCGATGTAGCGAGCCCCCTGGCAGCAGTTCAGCGCCTTGAGCAATACCTCCTCGCCGTCATGTCCACGCTTTGCGAGATAGGCCCGCAGGGCGTTGGCCGTGCGATTACCGATAACCCCATCTACCTGCAGGTCAGGATAAAGGCGCCCGCCATCGTTCAGGGCCGTAAGACAGCGTTGTAGCATTTTTGCCGCAATCGCCGGCCCCATGTTGACGCCGGTATCCAGCAGCTCCGCGGCGACGGGTTGAGAAACGACGTCGATCAGATCAAAACGGGGGCTTTCCCAATAGTCAGCGTGATAGATACGCAGAGCCTGATCGCGTGACAGCATGCTGATATTACCGGTATAGCCGTTTGCTCGCGCCGTTTTCTCTGTAATGCCCCAATTCGTCGGGCCACCACGATCAGCGGGATGGTTAACATATCCGCCCTCACGCTTGAGTAGCCCATAAAAAATTTCATCTTTGGTCATCGCGAAGCCCCCCGAAATAACTGCATGACATTCCCCTTAGCTCTCATCACCAGCGCCATGAAAAATACGTTGATGATCGTCTCGGATATGTCGACAGCGTGATACACACCGATCAGCACCCGGAACGTCACCGATGCCGACGCCACAATCAGCACATAGGCCAGAGCTGCGCCCAAGCGCTTATGTTGTGAGCCATTACGACGAAACAGCAGCAGCCGCATGGCGATTACCCCGCACACAGCCGCATTGATGTGAAGCAGAAACAGATCGATCGTCACTTGCCACCCCCTTTAAAATTCAGGGGCGGCGGGTTCTTGGCCTTCGAGATGATGAACATCAGTACCCAGATAACACAGGCACTCGCCACCAACGCGCCGATCGGCTTATCGACTACGACCTGGTCAGGGAGAAACCAATCGATAATCGATGCCGTAAACCCTGCCGCGATAACCCCCATGAGGAAAGACACAAAGCCAAAAGCGATGCGCTTCCACGCGGGAAACTCCACAGCCGATAGGACAAACACAACGGCCCCCGCAAACGCCGCAATGACTACGCCAGCGTCCGCACCGGAAAAGATCCCGACAAACGTCACCCCAGCCAACGCCCCGGCAGCCGACCCCGTACCGGTTAGCGGATCACTCATGGATAGCTCCTTTTGTTCGCGCTCAGCGAACGCTGGGCGATAGTTGAATGCTCACCCAGGCAAGCAGAGAGCGCGCCACTAATGGCCACTCATTGGAAAGTAGATATTGGTTATCGCAACCGCTGACGAGCCATGGTTAATCTATACTTTGAAATAGATATTTAAGGTATGGCTGGTTAATCATGGTCTGGGAGGCGGCATGGATTACGAGACGAAATCAGAGTTAGACCAAATAAAAATAATGATGGTTGTCAGAGAGCAGGCCGTTAGCCTTATATTTCACAACATAGTAAAAACAATTGAGCGTATCGACCCATCAGGCCATCTGGTAAGGGAGCTCAAGAGCGACATCAACAATTCACTAACATCATTGCATCACGGTAATGATTTAAAGACATTCATTAACAGGCTAATGGATTATCCAGAAGGAACATCCTCTGGATTTCTGGTTAAAGATAAAAAAAGTTTTCTGGACTGAGCGATGACCTATCGCTTATTGACAAACCAAACCCACGATGCGCGCCCATCGGCATCGTTTTAATCGTATACCAGCACTGCTACGGACAAAAACGAAAAAACCCGCGCAAAGGCGGGTTTAATCAGTGTTGCAACGGCTTTGGGTGAAATATCCCATCGTTAGAGCCATAATTCCACAAAAAACGCCAACATGCAATATTATGGTGCTATCTTTTGTGAAATAGAGCACATATCCCTATCTGGTGATTTTTTTCAACTGCTGGTCGGCAATCGTTTCTTGCCGCTCACACTCCACCACCATCAGCTCATACAAGGGCTTGTACGAATACCGCCAAGACTTCTCTGGCAGGTCTTTGATGTAGTGGCTAATGGCCTGGTAGGCCTTTGCTGCAGGAAGCCGGCGATATCCACGCCCACCACAACGCTTGCATGAACATTGGACCGGGATCCCCTGCCGCTCTGTTTCTTTCCGGTCTATAGCGACACGACGCCCACGGCAATCATTGCACACGGCAGACACTACCCCCTTCCCGCCACACTTTCGGCACATGCGGCCCGTACGCTCTGTGACAATCTTAGCGGGCGTGGATCCGCAGCCAGGGTGTTTAACGACATCTTCCTTCCTGTAAATCATACCCAGGCCATTACAGCAGTCACATAGCTCTTGGCCAGCAGCAGAGCGGCAATAATCTCGATAGGCAAATGACGCCAAGGTGGCGATCACTTTTGCCTTTGTGGCAGGGGATAATTTGCGAATAGCGGCCACTTTGTCACATTGCCTCATACCAAACTGCATCAGTAGCTGCACAGCGCGATCGCGATCTGTAACACTAATACCGACCTTCCCCATAAACGCGGAGAATCCAAACTCTGCGCTACTCTGGCACATCCCCATAGCGGCCATGACATCAGTCCCCGTAAGGCCATCCGTCGCCGTTGCTCTCGGCGCATCGCTCAGGCTCGGGGTCTTAGGCGCAAAAAATTTCACAGCATTTTCTAAATTCATGTTCAGCGCTCTCCACACATTACGCTTTAAGGATGGCGCCAATACCCAGCGCCCTATTGAGGAATTGCACTAGCAGCTCTATCTGGCTGCCGTGCTGCCGCTCCCAGGTACTGACGTCCCGGTGCAGCGCGTCGTGACACCGCCGGCATAGCGGGATCACATACAGGTCATGGGTTTTGGTTCCGACACCGCCCAGCCCTAGACCTGAATTGATGATGTGATGCGGATCGTCTGCTGGGCTACCGCACCCACAACACTGCTGAGTCTTCACCCAGCGCAAATATGGCGGGCACTCCCAGCGCTGCAGCTTGGGGCGCAGCATAAAACCTGCCGCGGGCGCTTCATCAGCCGCCAGCTTGATCACCGGCTTCATTTTCTCCTGGGGTATGGAGGCTTCCGCCGCCTCTACCTTGGCAGCCAGAACTCCCTGTGCCGTTGGCCGATCCGGGATGATGGTTGACTCACTCATCACGCCGGTGATCTCCTCCGGCTCGACGCCAGTGATCCGGCGCGCAATGCCTCCGGGGATCAGGTCAGTGACACCGAACTCCAAGGCCCACCAACACAGCTCCGGCCATGTCAGTTGATGCCCCTCCGGCAGCTTGAGCCCGCGGCGGGCAGCCTCAATCACCCACTCCGCCCGATTTTTCTCACACAGCGCTATAAACAGCTTGCCCTCTGTCCCGCGCATGGCGTTGTCGCAGGTCCAACACAGCCTGGCGCCACCATGCTCGCCATGGGTATTGGTCAGCTGTATGTCGTGGTATCCATCGCGCACACCTTTCCACTGGCAGTAGTGGAAATTTTCCAAATATTCCGAAAAGTTCATGTACAGGCCCGCAGCTTTCTGCACGCGCTCATGAGCAAAGAATGGGCGCCAGACAGGATCCGCCGCTATCAGCTGCTCAGATACCAGTTCGCCGGCGGGGCTGTCATGAAATGCCGCGGGTACATCGGCCAGCATCACGCGCTGGCCATCGGTGAAACGGCGCGTCAGTTTTCCGGTTTTCAGCAGGACAACGCCTGCACTCCGCTGCGGGTATGCGGTAAACAGCATGCGCATCAGGCTACCTCTCTCCGCTCAAACCGCCCCAGCTTCGGGTGATACCAGTATTTGCTGCGCATCGGCCTTGTAGCCTCATGGATGACAACGTCAACGGCGCGGAAAAAGTCCGCCTCATCGGCAACGGTCGCGTTCGTCACAATGCCACCTGGAGTCATGAAAGGGACCTTCTTGCTGTGGACGCTAAACGCCTTAATCAGATCGCGCGTCTTCTGCTCTGATAGACCGCTTTCGGCTGACAAGTTACGGATAGTCTGCCAACCTGACGGAATGGCGCCGGCGGCGATGTCCTTCACCTGCTGATCAACCAGCGCAACCTGTTGCTGCACTGCCTCAACCTGGCGCTCGATGCGCGCGGCCTCCATGGCTACTTGAGCAATCATCTCTAACTGGCTTTTCGGTCTGGCTGACTGCTCCAGCTCCTGCCACCGGCTGATAATGGCCATCCGGTACTGAGCGCTATAACCAGCTACAAGGCAGATCGACTGACTCTTATCCAGCAGGAGCATCGGGTAAGTGCGCCCCTGGCCATCTTGGTAATCTCCCCAACTTTGGGGAGATTGAAGCTCAGCCAGCAAATTGCGGGCATCGCGTAATACATGGTCATGGCGCTTACCGGTCAACTCGGCGATCTCTCGGGTAGACATCGTCAGAGCACCATGAGTAGGCAAAATCGGATACATCGGCACCTCCACACTGTGAGAATTGCCGCCAACCCGGCATGGTCTGGCGGCTTATTTACTATACTGGATTTACATACAGTTTTCAGGGAAAAATGGTGCGAAATACAATATTAGTTCATTGATTAATATAAGATATCAATCACACCACATTGATCGACGATCACTATTACATTGGCGATAAACAGGTCAGAATTACCGGTTTTACGCCAATGGCGATAAACAACTTGGTTTCATGTTTTTTCGGCCAATGGAAGTTTTTTAGGCTCCGATGTAAACGGCTGAATCACGATCTCAACGCACCCGCCTTTCACTACCTCGCCGAACTCCGATGTCAGTTTCTTAATCTGACTGTCGTCATGCCAGATGCCGATTTTCGTCATAGAGTCCAAAGGCGCTTTGAAAAAGTTATCCAGATCACGGCGGGCGCGGGTCGGTGGGTACAGGACGACATGCACAGACAGATCGCCGGCCATCGGAACCGGATAGCGGCGCAGCTGCTCCAATACACGGGCGCGGCATTCGATGTGGAATGCACGCCCTCTGGCGCTCACTAGGTGACGGCCAGCAAGCGGCCCCCGCGAGGGGGCGCGCCAGTAAGTGTTAACGCTAGGTGGGAATGGGAGGTATAGCTTCATCACACCCCCAAGCTGGCGACAATATCCGTCGCAGTTTCGCGAGTGCTTCCCTTACTGGATATGGCCCGTCTGGCGCTGACGCGATGCAGCGTAAAACCGTGGCACTTGTAAAGGTCCAGTACCCTAGGGGCGGTAGAGTTGCTGATAACGATCTTCGCCCCGCGTTTATGAGCTGCGACACAACTTTCAGCCAGTGCGATCTGGTTATCCCATGAGAAGCCACCGGCGGCGTAGTTAGTGAATCCCGCAGTGCCTGGCATGGGCTCGTATGGCGGGTCGCAGTAAACGACATCACCGGCGCCAGCAAGCGCTAGCGTTCGTCTAAAGCCTGCGTTCATGAACACGCATGAATGAGACTTACGCTTAAACGCCTTAATCTCTTCTTCCGGGAAATGTGGCGCTTTGTACTTACCCCAACTGACGTTGAAAAAACCATTACGGTTGTAACGGATCAGGCCGTTGAAACAGTTCCGGTTGAGATACAGGAATGCTGCAGCACGCTCCGGGGCGCTCATACGCTGATCGTTAAACTCGTCGCGCACCTCCATGTATGCCACCTCGCTGTTAGCGCGACTGAATAGCGTTTGGGCGTATGACAGCACCCGGATGTGGTCAACATCCAGCATCTGATAGAGGTTAATAAGGTCCGGGTTAACGTCGGCCAGCAGGAAGCGTTCGTGTTTTCTGGAGTTAAGGAACACGGACCCGCCGCCAACGAATGGCTCAATGAGGCGGTTACCGGCAGGGATCAACTGATCCAGCACTGGCAGCAGTGAGTATTTACCGCCAGCCCATTTCAGGAATGGACGCTGCCAGCTGCGCGACGCTGGGATAGCGTCTGTTTCAACTGGTGCGCCATCAGCAGAATCGATATCGCACGCAAGTGCTTCGCAACTTTCCGTGCATGAACCGGTATCGTAACCGCCCTTACTCCTGATCGTTGCTGCAATTTCATCTCGAGTATGATCTGCAAATAGGGCGATCACACTCTCAAGCGAGTTGTTGCCCCGGTACATGATCTTGTTTTCTTGCTGGCGACGTTCCACCACTCTGACGGATGGATCTGTTATGAGTTGCCAAAATTCACCAGCCATCTCGGGCTCGTCGCGGGCAGCCAAGGCGATTTTATTAATACCTTTTTTGATGCAAAAGACGCAGTTACCAAGATGTTCTGGAATTTGCAGATCGAACGGTTGTTCTTTCCACCATTCCAGAATGTCTTCTTTTTCAAAATGGCTGATATCAGCGAGGTAGCTAACGCCAGGCCGTTCTTTAAGCCTCTTTGGTTCATCAGCACGAATTCCTAGCCATGTGTGATACTCACCCTTGCCGAACGTGTCTGCACAATAACGCTGAAAAACCTCAGTCTTCATTGTTCTAGTACAAAATGCCCCGTGCACATACGGCGTACCGTACTTCACACAAATGTCTCGCCACGGCTTCAGATCCGGTCCGATTTCGTCGATAGGAGCGACGCGATAGCTATTCGCTACCCCAAGCTCCGGGTTTACTACAACACGTAAGCAAACTAGCGGAATCCCCCAATGCCCAACCACGTCGCGGACAAACTGATACGTCGCTGGATGCTCAGCCCCAGTATCCATGAACGTGTAATGCACATCCTCACCAGCTGCGCGACGTTGCTCCATGAGATGGACCAAATAGGCCGAAGTACGACCACCGGAAAAGCTGACAACATTAACGCTCACAGCACGCCCCCTACGCAGTTGTCGTAGTCCATACGCGGATCACCGCTGATACGCTGCACACAACGCACATGGCGCGATAGCTCGTTACGACGCGCCACAACCCCGCCGATCTGTGACGCACTGGCGCACATGGCCGCCGCGGTCAGCTCAGTGATCGCCCTACGGTAAAACCCACGCGATGCCAACGCCTCAGCACGATCACGGTGTGCTGCGGCCATAGCTGAATTCTCTCTGCTCATGCTGCCCCCTTGCCTGTATTCCCGTGTACCTGCTGGCGAATGCTAGCCAGCGCAGCCAGCCCAATTGACTTGTAATGCTCCGGGTTCCCAGCTAGCTCTGCGGCTGTTTTTGGCCGACGGTTATCGGCAATGCGGGCGACTGGATTGGGGATGGCCTTGCCTTTCGCGATATCACGCGCCCAGACGGCAAGCTTAGATTTGATGGACTTCATCACCTCAACGTCGGTGTAGTTGTACTGCTGCATCAGGCGACGCACATCCAACACGATCCAGTACATAACCGGATGCGGCCAGGGGTATGTCTCCGGGGACTGATAGCGACCGCGCTCTGCGGCATACCGCTTGAACTCATCAAAGATATCCGACGCCGCTGGCAACCCAACCGCTGAAACCATCCCATCACGGCACCAGGCAATAAACTTTCCGCAGCTCGGCCAGAAGTCAGTCTCCTGCTGGCGCGCAATACGCATACCGGCGCGGACCTGCTCGACTGTCGTGATCCCGTTCTCGGCAAATGCCAAGATCCACTGGCGTTTAGTCGCCGCTTCGGCGGATGGGTCGGCCATCACCGTATGCCTGGCTGCCGGGAAGATCTGAACCAGGTTGTCGAACAGCACATCAACCAGTTGCTGGGCGTCGGCGTTTACTACTCGGCGTTGGCTAACATCACCAGCGGCCATAGTCGCCAGCGCGCCACCATCACGATTTTTGATTGCCATGGCTAAATCTTTCACAGCGTACTCCCCCAGCCCTCAGGGCTATTCCAGTGTGGTCCAGTGGACGCGCCGAACGGCGATGCACTCCCGCGATTCCAGGAGTTGCCACAACGCGACGGTCGGCCAGCGTTGGCCCAGTTAGTCGCCTTCACAACGCGCTCATCGAATTTTGACGCTCGGAAAATCGTGGTCGGGCAGAGGTACTCGCGCATTTCAGGATCTGCTCCCCACATCTCGGACAGGTAGTCCATGACCAGTAGGCAGTCTTCAACGGTGAACCCTTCACGTAGGCGGGCGGCAACTTGCTTAGCCGCGCCAGTCCCTTTGCGAAAACCCAGTGGCTTTGGCTTGCCCAGCTTGTCGGCCAGGGTGGCGATGTTTTGGTTCAGGTGGTCAATTAGGATTGATACCTGTTCGGCCATCCCCTCCCCCTTGGGGGCTAGGGGGGTAGATCTTTTATCTTTTAGGTTCCTGATAGATTCCGGATCCCGTTTTTGGGGGTCTTTCCCTCCAAAATTGGGTGTCTTTCCCTCGCTAACACTACCGTTTTCGGGTTCCTTTCCATCTGGAACACACCCGTTTTTGGTAATGTTCCCGTTTTTGGGTGTCTTTGCTTTTTTAACAGCACCGTTTTTGGGTGTCTTTAAAGACTCCCGTTTTTGGGTGTGTTTCGAATCCTCATAGCTCTCGGACACTCCCACCAGGCGATAGACGATAACTTGCCGGGTGGCGCCACGGCGTTCTCCGGTATCCTCAATCAGCCCCAGCTCAACCAGGTGCTTCAGGCTTGACTGCACGGTCTTTACGTTCAACTCGGTGGCATCAGCCAAGGCAGCAATAGACGGGTATGCACACAGATCTGCACCACACATGTCAGCCAGCCAGGTTAGAACAGCCTTGGATGATGAGCGTCCCGTCTTGATGGGTTTAGCCCACCGCATCGCATCAATGCTCACGCTAACCTCCGAAAACTGGCGTTAAATACGATCAGGGCCGCGTTAATCGTCCAGCCATAGTCGGGTTCTAACTGATAGGTGACCAGTTGTCTTTCTGTGCATGTCGAAACTACACGCACGCCATTGCCATAGCGATCTATGTACAGATGGCCAACCCTCGGAAACTTAGCCATGCACCCTCCCGTTCCCGTAAAACTCGCCCCACGCCGCATCAACCGCTGCACGACCGACTACCAAGCCCCGGCGAGGTTGGTTGTTGCCTGACCGATTAGACGCCGCTACGATTTGCTCATAGCCCAGGCGGCCACCAACAATCCGGCACCGAAATTGCGTTGATGGACGATTTGGGTTTAAAATGTTCATGCGTTTAATCTCCACACAGAGTTTTATGCGCAGGCGCACTGGGACGGCATTCCCGGTGCGCCACCCACACCGCTGAGTCATCAGCAATCGCAGCACCATTCAGGGCCATAAAAACGAAGAAGGTATATGCGTGATTGCGCATCTTCTTCCAGAACAACGTCGTCAACTCCCGCTTCTCATCACTGCAGATCACGCCATCAGCAACAGCCTCTATCTTTGCCTTGGCCAACTCGCCATCAGCTGCGATCTCACGCATGCTTTGTTCATAGAGCTCCACGTTGTCGATCTGCTCCAGTACCGGGATATCAACCAGCAGTTTTCCCCGGCGCACGGAGTGGTACTCGGCCAGCAGTGACGTCCCGGATAAGTCCTCCATCTGCTCCAGCTCAACGAGCGTGAAGAAGCGGCTTGTCAACGACGGGTAAAAAGTGATCCACTTACATCTCCACCGACGGTCTAATATTGATCCACCATTTTACTCAGGATTAGCTTCAGCGATAACCCCGGCCTTTCGTTTCTGTTTCAGTCGATAACTCTCTCCTTTTATTTGAACAACGTGTGAGTGGTGTAAGATCCGGTCCAGCATCGCGGATGTTAGCGCCGCATCACCGGCGAACGTCTGATCCCACTGCCCGAACGGCAGGTTGGAGGTCAGGATCATCGCGCTCTTTTCATAACGTTTGGCGATGACCTGGAAGAACAGCTTGGCTTCTTCCTGGCTGAACGGCAGGTAGCCTATTTCATCGATGATGAGCAGCTTTGGTGCCATCACGCCACGGTGAAGCGTTGTTTTATAGCGCCCCTGGCGTTGTGCCGTGGACAGCTGAAGCAAGAGATCCGCCGCCGTAGTGAAGCGAACCTTGATACCCGCCCGTACCGCTTCGTAGCCCATTGCTATTGCCAGATGCGTTTTCCCCACGCCGGATGGCCCCAGCAACACGATGTTTTCGTTGCGCTCTATGAAGCTCAGTGAACGCAGCGACTGGATCTGCTTCTGCGGCGCACCGGTGGCGAAGGTAAAGTCGTATTCTTCGAACGTTTTCACTGCCGGGAAGGCCGCCATCCGGGTATACATTGCCTGTTTACGCTGATGTCGGGCCAGTTTCTCTTCGTGAAGCAGATGCTCCAGGAAGTCCATGTAACTCCATTCCTGCTCCACTGCCTGCTGTGACAGGGCTGGCGCTGCGCTGATCAGACTGTCCAGTTGCAGCTGTTCGGCAAGCACCATCAGCCGTTGATGTTGCAGTTCCACCATCATGCGGCTCCTCTGCAGAACGTGTCATAGATGGATAGCGGGTGGTGCAGTGGCTGCCTGTCGAAGGTCACCAGGCTTTCGTCTACCTGCACGTCATACTGTTTTTTCTCCGTCGGTAGAGCCAGCATGGACTGCTGCTCTTCGATCCAGCGATCGCAGGGACGGGTCTGTATTGTTTCGTGCCTGCGCTGGTTAGCGACATCGTGCAACCAGCGCAGGCCGTAGCGGTTGGCTGTTTCAACATCGACGGTGATCCCCAACGGACGCAGGCGAGTCATTAGCGGGATGTAGAAGCTGTTGCGGGTGTACTGCACCATCCGCTCCACCTTGCCTTTAGTCTGTGCTCTGAAGGGGCGGCACAGCCGTGGAGAGAAGCCCATCTCTTTGCCGAACTGCCACAGTGAAGGGTTGAACCGGTGTTGCCCGGCCCGATAAGCATCGCGCTGTAGCACTACCGTTTTCATGTTGTCGTAGAGCACTTCACGCGGTACGCCACCGAAGAAGCTGAACGCATTACGGTGGCATTCTTCCAGGGTGTCGTAGCGCATATTGTCAGTGAACTCGATATACAGCATTCTGCTGAACCCCAGAACGGCAACGAACACATGAAGTGGTGATTTGCCATTACGCATGGTGCCCCAGTCAACCTGCATCTGTCGTCCTGGCTCTGTTTCGAAGCGCACGACAGGCTCCTGTTCCTGAGGAATGGCAAGTGAACGTATGAACTCTCTCAGGATGGTCATGCCACCACGATAACCCTGCTCCGTGATCTCGCGGGCGATGACCGTTGCAGGGATTTTATAAGGATGAGCATCGGCGATGCGTTGCCGAATATAGTCCCGGTATTCATCCAGGAGTGAAGCGGTTGCGGGACGCGGCGTATATTTTGGCGGCTCAGACTGCGCACGCAGATAACGCTTTACGGTGTTACGGGAGATACCCAGTTCCCTGGCGATCGCCCGACTGCTCATACCCTGCTTATGCAGGATTTTAATTTCCATAACTGTCTCAAAAGTGACCATAAGCTCTCCCGAATCAGGAGAGCAGATTAACCCCTGGATCTAATTTCAGGCGTCGGATATGGATCACTTTCGCACCGTTGGTAACAGCGGCTAGCGCACTTCTGATCCAGGCGATTGCGGAACGCGTCATAGGTCATGCCAAGCTGTGTGGCCATCGCCTTTTGGCCACCAGGAAATGCCTTGCACATCTCCTTGATCGTTGTCTTGATGTCTACCATCTCTTCTGTCCCTTGGTTGTTATAAAAACCAATTCATTAGCTAAAATATAAAAACGGTCATACTGTGCTAATGCCATTACCCAGCAGATGCCCGCCCTTCACGTGGTTTGTAAACAGGAGCAAACGCTATGTCTTCCTTCTTCACTGGTGATGGTGTGATAAATTTCAGAGTGGCATTAGCAATGCTTTCTGCCTTTGACGTGGACGCTCTACGCCAGCCATACGCCAACTGGTTAAGATTTCCCACGGTGGTATTGGCCAATTCAGCTAACTCACTCCACTGCTCTTTGGTTGACTCCTTCTTCCAGCGAAGAAGGTCATTCATTTCTGGGATCTGCTTATGGTGCATCCTCGACTCCCGATTGCTAAAACATACAAACAATATTAGCACTGCGCTAAAAAATACTCAAGATTGCTTTAGCGCTGCGGGTATTTATCTTGATGCTAAAAAATGAAAGAATTTGCCCATGGACATAAAAGACATCCGGCGCATCAACTTGCGCTACCAGCAGAGCGAAGCCATCAGATCAGGCCTGACTAAATCTGCATTTGCGGAAAAATGCGGGACATCCGCATCGACACTCAGTCAGATACTGGGAAATAGAGCGGGTAGGAACCTGGGTGATGACTTGGCCAGAAAAATTGAGGCCAACCTAGGACTGGATCGTGGTTGGTTTGATGTTCAACATGTTGAAACAGAATGCGTTAGTATAGAATCTCAAGCGAAAATCATCGGTGACATAGAAGAATGGGACTCTAATACACCTCTTGAGGACGATGAGGTTGAAGTCCCATTTTTAAAAGAGGTGCGGCTGGCCGCAGGGACTGGATGCGCCTTTCAAGAAGATCACAACGGGTGCAAATTGAGATTCGCAAAATCAACACTGAGGCGCCTTGGTGTGCAATATGAAAACGCCGTATGTGTCGAAGTTGTCGGTAACAGCATGGAGCCGGTGCTACCAGATGGCGCCACCGTCGGAGTTGATACTGGCTACAAAGACATCAAAGATGGCAAGATGTATGCCATTGATTACGGAGACTTACTGCGAGTTAAAGTTCTATACGCCCTCCCAGGAGGGAGAGTTCGTATTCGAAGCTATAACCACATTGAGCACGCTGACGAAGAGATAACTCTTTCGGATATAAGAGTGATTGGCCGCGTATTCTGGTCATCAGTCACATACTAACCCATCCCCCCATAACAGCCCTCTCCACTTAGTGGTTAGGGCTGTTATTTTTTTCTATCACCCCATCGCGCCCATCATCAATTTAGCTAAATTTTAGCTAAAAAACTTGCACATCCTTTAGCATGGTGCTAATTTTACATTATCGCATAGCATGATGCACAGCAGATTAATTTATGTGTGGAGATAGCGCCGAACCGGCGGCACCGTAGGGAAACCGAGCGCGGATATCCGGTAAAAATTGCCTTGTATCAGTTGGCGGCCCCTGCAGCATCAACACCAGGGCGCTTCTCGGGTCGCCGCCCTTTTTACAGCAGCATGAGTATTTGGCCTTCAGGGGCGTTGGCTGAGTGCTCATCCTGCTGTACTACGGGAAACCAACGGCCAGCTGGCGGTGCCGTTATAACACCAGCAGTGATCGATGTGACTTCCAACGCAGGCGATCACCGGAGCCACACGATACGTGGCACACACAGAGAAGGGTTCTGGCTAAACCTTAACTTAAATGAAGTGAGTTATTCAGTCTATCCGGCTAGAACTCTTCTCTGTGTGAATCCCTTATATGCAAATCGTGTTGATTATCCGTAATCAACGCCGGGGACACTCGTACTTAAAAAATGTGTGGAGATAAAGATGAAACTTGCTCAAATCAAAAACGCCATCGTCTACAAGGCGACACTGCCAAGCGCCGAAAACCTGCAAGCTCATATGCAAGAAAAGTTGTTCACTGACGTGCCGGAAACCGCGTTCGGCAGCGCTGGGTTCGTTGTTAACGAGATAACCGGTGAGATGATCACGCCAATTTCCGGTGGCTTCTCGTTTACCATTCGTCGCGACGAAAAACTGATTCCAGCTAATGCCATAGCAAATAAAGTGGCCGAACGGATTACTGAGCTACAGAGAAAGGGGCTGCTGGGTGAAGAAATTAAACGCAGCGAAAAGTCCGATATCCGCGAAATGGTAATAGCTGAAATGTGTAAGACTGCCTTTGTAAAATCGGCATTCATTACATGCTATTACGACGAAACTAATCACTTCCTGTTTATTGATACTCCTAGCCATAAAATAGCCAGTATGTGTATGCACATGCTCGTCGTTGTCACCGGCTCTGTTAAAACCGAGACTATCAACGTCAGCGACCCTAAGCATGGCCTGACAACTCGCCTGGAAAATTATCTGCAAAGTGGCATGGAGCCTTTTGATGGGTTCACTGTCGGTAATATGGTGCAGATCGGGCGCAAGGATGAGCAGAAAGAGGTGATCACATATTCTGAGACTGAGCTTTTCTCAATCTCTGATGAGATCCTGAGTAAATTATCCGCATGCTTCACCGTCGAAAAACTTCGCCTGGTATTCAATGGCGATATCACGTTCGTACTCACTAATAAATTTCACTTTAAGCAGATCAACCTCCTGTCAGATCCAGCCTATGAAGATGATGACGATCTCCCCTATCGCTGGCGCCATGAGGCGGGCCTGAAACTATTCCTCCTGTCTAATATCGTCATCGGCCTGGTTTCCGTTCTTGAGTACAAAGACGACGCTGAGAAAAACGCGGAGGCGTCAGCATGAGCCAGGTAGACAAACAGGCGCTACGTGAAGCGGCGTTAAACGCCAAAATCGCCGGAGAGGCTCCGGTTATGCATTTCGATCAGCGGATCGATGCACTGAATTCGTTCACGAAGCTCCTTACCCCAGCTACGGTTATCGCGCTGCTGGATGAAAACGAGGCGCTGGTTTGCGCCAACTCGGCTCAGGGCGATCACATCAATCAACTGCAGGACAGAATCGACACTCTGGAGAAATGCAACGCGGAGCTGGGCAAATATGCTGGCGGGCTGGAAACAATGGCAGACAACGCACGCGAAGCACTGGACGCGGTATTAAGCAGCGGCGAAGTTCAGCGGGAATGCGTTATCGACATGCTCAGGCGAGGACTGAACAACCAGCCTCAATATGACGTTGAGTCGCAGGAGGGCAAGGCATGAAAGAGCGCCCGATTATTTTCAACGACGAAATGGTTCGCGCCATCCTCGACGGTCGCAAGACCATGACCCGGCGCCCAATGAAGGTGCAGCCTGAATATCCTGGGTTAGGACTGAGCAAGATTATTGATTCGTCAAATAGCAAAGAGGCAGGGAAATATTTCTGGTCACAGAGTGACGCTACCGGAATGAAGTCTCGCTCGAAGGTTTTCTCATTCCCGTTCGGCAAGCCAGGTGATCGCCTGTGGGTGCGGGAGGCGTTCCAAGGTCCCTTGTTCGACTATGAGGATATGCAGGCATATCTAGAAGATTGCTCAAAATTTGAGAACCCAAAATATTGCGAATACAGGGCAGACGGGAACCATCCGCCGGAATATTCCGACTGTGATGATAATTTGCGTTGTGGCTGGCGCCCATCCATCCACATGCCCCGCTGGGCTAGCCGCATTCTTCTGGAGATAACAGACGTCCGCGTAGAGCGCCTACAGGACATCACAGAGGATGATGCGCGAGCTGAGGGGGTAACACTCAGTAATCCGCGAATCCTGTCACACAGGGACGAATTCCGCCAGCTATGGGGTGATATCTATGGTTGTGACGGATGGCGTAGCAATCCCTGGGTGTGGGTGATCGCTTTTAAGCGTGTTGATACCGGCAGCGCTGCTGGCACCAGTAAGGGGGAGTGAGATGACTGACATACCAAAGGGGTTCTGGAAAGAGTGGGGGCGCCTGTGCAGATTGTGTGGCAAACGCCGCACCCGAACCTATGTTGGCACGCCGAAATTCCACTACGGCGCACTAAGCAAAGCCCAACAGATAAAATGGAAGGACTAACCCATGACCACTATTACCAAAGAGCAAGACAAAGACCCGCGTGATCTTTTCGAGGCGACTTTCCCTATGCCCGCTTTTGTTATTCGATGCGGGGGTGGATATGCCTGTACGGAATACTCGGCTTGGGACGCTAATGATTTCAAAAATAAATGGGAGGGATGGAACGCCTGCCGTGTGGCTATGCTACAGGCTGAACCTGTAAGCCCCGCTTACAAGGTGCCTGATGGTTGGGTGTCTTGCCGCGATCGGCTTCCAGATACAGATACCGATGTTCTCTGCGCCTGTGAGTTCGACTGCCCGGGAGACTGGCGTAAAAAGGTTGGCTATCTGTGCAGCGGGAAATGGGTGGTCTACGGCGCGTCGCGGGAACCAAGCCACTGGATGCCATTACCCGCCGCACCACAGCAGGAGGCCAGCGATGACTAAACAACTCGGAGCGCTGATTGCCGAGGCGAAGCAGTCAGCGTCAATTATGGAGCTAATCGCATCGTTTGAGCCTCAGGACATAGACGGCGACGATGTTGACCTGAGATTTGAGGTTGATGGCTTTGATACAGGCTGCAATGTAAGCCTCGTTGAGCGGTGCGGGAAAGCGTCTGAGCAATTGTCCGCAATGATAGTGGCGCTGGAGAAGGCGCAGCAGGAGGATAAGGTGGCATTAAAGACCATCGCCAATCTGATTGAGATGTGGAATGAGGGGCGTAACCGCATCGCAGAGTTGGAGGCCATGCTCCAGGCTGGCTCCCTCACTGGTGAGGATACCTCCGCCGAACTGCCAGAGCCGTGCCCGCGTTGTGGGTGTCGCAGTAGCCGTCCTAACGGTGAACACTACTGCCACCCGTTGGCAGCAGCACCACAGCAGGAGGCCAGCGATGACTGAGCGAGAGCTTGACCAAGATGCAGCATTGAATTTCGACCTTTTTGCCGGAGATTTCGGCGGTGCCGATGATGCATCTCTGTCTAATAAAATAGTTAAAGGTCGCGGCGTATATTCCTGCTTTATCTGCGCTGGAGAAATCGCTATTGGTGAGCGGCATCGCTATGCCGTTCATAAATTTGACGGTGAGATCATGACATACCGCTGTTGTAACGCATGCTGTGTAGCTATGGCTGATAGCGTCAATTGTGATTATGAAGATGAAGATCCAATTGACGCTCGTTATGAGCTTGCTTTTCAACGCAGAAAAAATAGCCAGGAGGTGCGTTAATGGCTAACTCATTCAAGAAGATGTCCCGAAAAGGTGGCCCTATCTCTCGCCGTGACAGCGGAATGTTCATCAGCCTGGATAATATCCACGTACAGGAAGGGTTTAACAAGCGTATTGATGATGAGCGGACACAGCAAGCTGATGAGGATCTATTTCAGTTCCTGTTCTCCGGCGGAACGGTGCCGCCGCTTGAGGTCCGTCCACGCGATGAGGGCGGTGTATGGGTCGTAGAGGGGCACCGCCGCATTCGAGCGTATCGCCGGGTAAGAGAGGCTGGCAAACCCATCGAACTGATCGCCATTGCTCCCTTCACGGGTAGCGATATAGAACGCGTGGCGCGCATCATGACCAGCAACAACCAGCTGCCGCTGACGCAGTTTGAACAGAGCCTGGTAGTTAAAGAGTTGAGCGCGTTCAATTTAACGCCAGATGAAATCGCCAAGCTGATCCACAAAAGCCGCGCAACCGTAGACAAACTGCTGATCCTCAGCGCGTCGAATTACGACGTACAGCAGCTGGTGAAAGACGGCGAGGTGGCTATGGATGTGGCAGTCGATCGCGTGAAGGAGCACGGGGAGAGCGCCGGGGATGTACTGCAGGAGGATGTGAAGCGGGCGAAAGCCCAGGGAAAAAAGAAAGTCACCCGCAGCGTCACCGGCAGCCAGTTTAGCGCAACACGCGCACGCCGGCTGGTCGAGCTGCTCAGCGATGCCGAGATCGATGGGGATGGACGCACCCTGGTCCTGCGGGAAGGTATCGGGAGCGAAGTGATGGGGATCCTCAACGACTACATGAAATCAGCGGGGGTTTAGCCGTGGAGCAGTACTCATTAACACTCAATGAGGCGTGCGAGTTCCTGGGCATATCCCGCCCCACAGCTACAGCGTGGATCAGATCCGGGAGGCTGATGGCCACCCGGAAAAATCCGGGGAAACGCCAATCGCAGTACCTAACAACTCGACAGGCATGCATTGCCGCACTGAACTCACCACTGCATACTGTAGCCGTGAGCGCGGCGGATGACGTAGAGGAGAAAACATGTCCATCTTCCGCAGGGGTGAAACCTGGTACGCCAGTTTCACATTGCCAGACGGCAAAAGATTTAAACAGTCTCTTGGGACAAAGGACAAAAGGCAGGCCACGGAACTCCATGACAAGCTGAAAGCTGAAGCATGGCGTGTCAGTAAACTGGGCGAATGCCCGGGGATGACATTTGAAGAAGCCTGTGTGCGCTGGCTTGAAGAGAAGGCAAATAAAAAATCACTGGACGATGATAAAAGCCGAATCAGCTTCTGGCTGAAGCATTTTTCAGGGATGCAACTTAAAGACATTTCGGAGCGGCATATCTATGCCGCGATCCAAAAAATGACCAATAGGAGGCATGAGGAAAACTGGAGGTTGATGGCTGAGGCCGCGACGAAGCGAGGGAAGAAGCCGCCGGAATACGTACCGAAGCTGGCTTCTACGGCAACAAAGGCGACACATTTAGCGTTTATCAAAGCCCTGCTGAGGACGGCGGAGCGTGACTGGAAAATGCTAGATAAGGCTCCGATCGTCAAAGTGCCACAGCCGAAGAACAAGCGCATTCGATGGCTTGAACCACACGAAGCAAAAAGGCTGATAGATGAATGCCCGGAGCCACTAAAATCAGTCGTTGAGTTTGCTCTAGCTACCGGGTTAAGGCGGTCAAATATCATCAATCTTGAATGGAAACAGATCGATATGCAACGCCGGGTAGCATGGATAAATCCAGAGGATGCTAAGGCAGGCCGAGCAATTGGGGTGGCACTCAATGACACAGCCTGCCGGGTGTTAAAAAAACAAATTGGTAACCACCAAGAGTGGGTATTTGTCTACAGAGAGAGTAGCACACGCCCAGACGGCACTAAATCACCGGTAGTCAGGAAGATGCGTTATGATGCCAACACGGCATGGAGAGCTGCGCTAAAGCGAGCTGGTATTGAAGACTTCCGGTTCCATGATCTGCGACATACGTGGGCAAGCTGGCTGGTACAGTCTGGCGTACCACTATCAGCACTACAGGAAATGGGCGGTTGGGAGTCAATCGAAATGGTGAGACGGTATGCACACCTCGCACCAAATCACCTTACCGAGCACGCACGGCAAATAGACTCGATTTTTGGTGACGCTGTCCCAAATCTGTCCCACAGAAAATCGGGTGGCTAAATAATGATGTGTAACTTGTTGATTTTAATGGTGCCGATAATAGGAGTCGAACCTACGACCTTCGCATTACGAATGCGCTGCTCTACCAACTGAGCTATATCGGCACTGAGGGAGTTGGGCGTGTTGCCCGAAGTGCGGGAGATACCATAGTGAAAAACCAAAGGAGCGTCAAGAGCTGGCAAAACGAATGGTTATTTACTCGACAATACACCGTTCATGCTATGGGCCGTGATAGCGTCAACACCATCACGTTGCCCTACTCGATTTTGCTCTAGGCTGTCTCTGTTAGGCACTACAACTCGGCGACAAAGGAGCAAATGATGACACAGACAGGAGCGACGAATCGGCGTTTCGTGCTACGCCAGCGGCCCTGTGGCATGCCGACGGAGCAGGACATCTCGCTGCAGCAGGTTGCCATCCCGCGGCCCGCCCAGGGGCAGCTCTTGCTGCGTACCCTCTACCTCTCGATCGATCCGTATATCCGAGGACGGATGAATGATGGCCCCTCCTATACTCCCGCCATGCGGTTGGGTGATGTGATGGTCGGCAGCACCCTATGTCGGGTCGAGTGCTCACGCCACCCCGACTATGAAGCTGGGGAATGGGTGCTGGCGCAAAGCGGCTGGCAAGATTATGCCCTCTCCGATGGCGATGGCTTGCAGAAAGTACCCGCGGGGATGGCGCACCCAACCTGGCTACTCGGCGTGCTGGGAATGCCGGGATTCACCGGCTATATGGGGCTGACCGCCATCGGCGATCCGCAGCCCGGTGAGACGGTGGTGGTTTCCGCCGCGAGCGGCGCAGTCGGTTCGGTCGTTGGCCAAGTGGCCCATCTACGCGGGGCCCGAGCCGTCGGGATCGCCGGGGGCGCTGAGAAGTGCCGCTACGTGTGCGATACCCTCGGTCTGGCGGCCTGTATCGATCACCGCGCGCCCGACTTCCCCGCCCAGCTGCGTGCGGCCTGCCCGAACGGGATCGACGTTTACTATGAGAATGTCGGCGGTGCCGTCTTCGATGCGGTGCTCCCGTTACTCAACACCCTGGCTCGGGTGCCGCTCTGTGGCCTGATCAGCCAATACAATAGTGTGCCGAGCGATAACCTCGACGATCGCTTACCGATGCTGATGGGCACCATCTTAAAAAAACGGCTGTTAGTCCGCGGATTTATCATCGGCCAAGACTTCGGCCAGCATTATGCGGCCTTCTATCAACAGATGAGCCAATGGCTGGCTCAAGGGCAGATCCAGTATCGGGAGGATGTTATCGAGGGGCTAGAACATGCCGTAACCGCGTTACAGGGGCTACTCTCGGGCAAAAACTTTGGCAAACTGTTAGTGAAAGTCGCCGATTGA